GTGCCGAGGAAGCGAGATTCTGGCGACGGAGGGCTCTACGCGATCCGCGGCGGCAAGCTCTACCGGGGCGTCATTGACGACGGGTTCCACCCCGACGGCCGCCGTCGCCAACGCGTTGTGACGTCGAAGACCAAGGAGGGCGCACGCCGCAAGCTCGATGCGATCAAGAAGCAGATCCAGCAGCACGGCACCGCACTCGACACGAAGACGACGCTCGAGCAGTGGGCGACGCACTGGCTGGAAACGGTCGGGAAACCGACCCTCAAGCCGAACACGCTGCTGTCATACGAGTCGGTGAGCCGGAACTGGATCGTTCCGACGATCGGCGCGAAGAAGGTCTCGTTCCTCAAGCCGTCCGACGTGCGCATCATGACGAAGGCCGTCGCCGACGCCGGCCGCACCTCCGCGACAGCGAGGAAGGCGTACCAGGTGCTGTCGCTCATGCTCGAGTCGGCTCGGGTTGAGGGCATCGCCGCGCGCAACGTCTGCGAGGACGTCAGCGCGCCAGTGCAGGGCGAGTCGAACCGCGGCGCACTCAGCACGGATGCAGCGCTGTCCGTCCTCAAGGTCGCTGCCGAGCACGACGACGGCACCCGCTGGTGGGTCGCACTACTGAGCGGTCTGCGCCAAGGCGAGCGCATCGGGGCTCGCCTCGACTCCCTCGACCTCGACTCCGAGCAACCGACCATCGGCGTCGAGTGGGCGCTGTCCGAAGTACCGTTCGAACACGGCTGCGGCCGCACCGAAGATGGCATCTGGCGGTGCGGCAAGACTCGCGCCGGCTCATGCTCGAACCGCCGCCTCCGGATCCCAGACGGCTTCGAGTATCAGCAACTCAACGGCCGCCTCTGCCTCATTCGCCCGAAGTCCGGCAAGCCACGGTACGTGCCGCTCATGCCGGCCCTCGCCGAAGCGCTCCGCCGCTACTTGATCAAGACCGCCGACCGGCCGAACCCGTACGGGCTTATCTGGCGCAAGGCCAACGGTGAGCCGTACCTCTGGGGCGAGGACGAGCAGACGTGGCGCGACCTCCTGTTCGAGGCCGGAATCATCGCCGAGGACCAGCGGGCACCAGGCTCCCCCGTCCCAACGACGCACTGGGCACGACACACGACCGCGACCGTGCTCATGGAGCTGGGCGTCGACGCGAAGATCATCGGCGAGATCGTTGGTCACCAGTCCGAGGCCGTCACCCGTCGTTACCAGCACGTGTCGTCCGCTGCCGCGCGTGAAGCCATGGACAAGCTTGGTTCGCACTTCGCCCTTCGCGCTTGAGGGGTGTTCGTCTCACCCGATGCGAAGCACGTCCGCAGGCCGAAGTCGGGCACTGGCGTCGAATCAGTTGACGAACCAGGCCGATTGGACGAGTCCTTCTCCGATAGCACGCGGATGCACGGTGGTTGGAGCTGGGTAGCCCAGCATGCTCACGGCAGCCCCGAATCGCAGCTTTCTGTAGCCTGGGCTACGCCGACGTTGCCCAAGCCAGGCCCAGTGAGTAATGTTCACACGACAGCAGGGGGAACATGATCCACTTCGATCCGGTGCGACCGACAGGCCACCGGAGCTACTCGGCTCTCAAGCCCGGGTCCGCTCCGGCCGCCAACCTCTGGCTGGATGACGAGGTGGAGAAGTTCAAAGCGGAGTTCGACGCCATGCAGCGAGGGCAGCTTGACAAGAGCTTGAGCCGCCCGCAGCACCTGGACGCGATTGGCGTGCTCCGGTCCCTGCGCAGGAAGGCTGAGCGCGGCCAGCTCAAGGTTGGAGACGACAATACGTTCCCCGCTCGGCGCATCAAGCGAGTCGACTACCTCCTCGAGCTCCGCCCGGCCTTGGGAACAGGAACCCCACCACCACGGTTGTTCAGGTTGTATTACGCGGAACCGAATAGCGTGCCAGATGCGTTGCTGCCGCTGGCAGTGGCGACGAAGCCTCGTGGCAAGGATGTCGACGAGGAGCAAGATGATGCCATCGACGAGGCAGAGGCCCGGAGCAAGACCTGGGTCTTCTACCGAGCAATGGAAGAGAGCAAGCGATGAACGAGATGCATGACGGTCCTCTTTTTACCGAGGAGCAGCTCAACCTCGCCAGCGACAACTATGACGCCCAGGAGGTCCTCGTGGAGGACCTGCGTCGCGCGTTTGTCATGAGCAGGATGACGCACGAAGAACTTGCTTCAGAGCTGGAACTGAGCGTCCCGGACGCCGAAGCTTGGGTCAGCGGTGAGGTCGACTTGCACCTTTCTCAGTTGCGGCACCTTGCTAACGCTGTCGATGCCAAGGTGACTTATAAGGTGTCCGCGCTTCGCACGCGCTACAAGCGCGAGCTCCACGCCCTAGAGGCCTTCGACGCGTGGCAGACCACGGAGTGGAATGAGATTCGGGAGCCGAGCCACCTCCTGGCGCGACACCGATGAACCTCCAAGAGCCTCGTACCGATCTGCAGCTTCACCGACTTGAGGTACATGCTGGGCCGCATCAGCTCGAGGACGGTGAGAGACTGAGGTGGACCATCCGCGTTGCTCGTAGCGACAACGACCTCGTCTTCCAAGCGTATCTCGGACGGCATGAGGTTGAGGGTCGAGGTCAGGCCCAGGCCTACGCGTTCCTCGTGGGAAGAGACGACGCGAGCGTGTCGAGCTGGACTCGTGAGCAGGCGATCGAGTGGGGAGCACGTTACGTGTTCGAACCGCTGTGGGACACCTGCCGGCGAGCGCTGCAAGCTCAGGCCAGCATGATGGATTTCCAGTTTGACCTCGACACGAAAGCGCCGGTTCCAGTGCTAGCGGTCGAGGAGGAAACTCTCCCGGAAAGCGCTGCGGTGGAGTCCGCAACTTGACCACAAGACCCCCCAGCCGTACGCGGCTGGGGGGTCTTTCGTTCTTGCCGACCGTCCAAGACCTAAGAGAGGGCGCGCGCCGAGTCGTTGGTGATCCGGTCACGCGGCGACCGGCCGTAGGTGCGCTCGCCTAGGCGCGTGATGACATCTATAGCTCGCGCCGAATGCTCCCGACGTGACAGGCTCGGCAGATGGGTCGTCCAGCGCACCAACTCAACGACAAGCAGCTGCGCGTCCTGCGCTGGGTCGAGCGCGGCTGCCCCGACGGTGAGTACCTTGACGACAACTACGGCCACCGCATCACCGCGAAAGCGCTTGCGAGTCGCGGGCTGGTTCGCATCACAGGGCATGGGCCGAGTTGGAAGGCGACACTGACGGACGACGGCGCGTCTCACATCGCCGAGCTCAAGCCATCTACGACGGCGGACGCACCCGGAGATGCAGCGGACGACTTGAAGGCACTGCGCGACCGTCTCGAAGCGGGCGGCGGACGCTTGGGTTTGAACGACCGCGATGACGACATTGACTACCCGAAGCTCGTCTGGCGCTTCAACAAGAGCGAGTACCGCCCTCACGGCAAGGAACTGCAGCTGTCCTACCCGGGTTGGTTCGACCAGAATCAGCTACGACTCGAGTACCGGGACTGGTTCTGGGACTTGGTTGAGGCCCCCGAGGTCCAGGCGGTTGCCTCCAAGTCCCACCTTGGCCCGCTCGCGAAGGCCTTCCTCGAATCCAAGGGCGATCAGTTCGTGACGAAGGAGTCACTCCCCCGCGCGGCGCGCATCATCGAGTCGATCGTTCGGCACGCAGCGAAAGTCGGCATCGCGACGAGAGATCCGCGCGCCGTCGACGAGCGCACTCGCCGCAACGGAGGCTCGGCCAGGGAGTGGAGTGGGCACATCGAGCTAGAGCTTGATGAGATGGTCCAGCGGCTGCAGGTGCGTGAGCTGCCGGGTCGCGGTGGCGACAAGTTCGATTACTACCAGAACGGCGAGTTCGATCGGAAACGGTACGACCAAGTGCAGCGCCTCCCCTTGTGGCAGCGGAACCGCAACTACTGGTTCGTGCCGACCGGGAAGCTCGAGGTGCGGGCCGCTCGGCCTGGATTCAGCTTCGATGGCCGCAAGTGGTCAGACACTAAGTCGCTGAGCATCGAGGATCGTTTAGGCGAGGTCTTCCGCTTCGTCGAGGTATCGCGACTCGAGGCTCAGGCCGCTCGGCAGCGCGCCGAGGCGATCGCTGAGCGAAAGAAGCGAGATTGGGAGGCAGCGATGGCTCAGGCTCGCATGCTCTTCCGCGCGGCGCAGGAGGATGCGCTGCTACTAGAACAGGCATCAGTGTGGCGTCGGCATCAGGAGGTGCGCGCGTTCGTCGATGAGCTCCAACGACGCGACGACGGATCTGACGAAGCCCTGCAGGTCTGGATTGCAATAGGTGAACGAGTCGCAGCCAGGCTCGACGTTTTCAAAGCGCTGTCGACACCTGCCTTCCCAGCCCCAAGTGCTGAAGACATCCGACCGTTCCTAGGCGGCCGGAGCCCGGAGGGTCCGGAGCGGCGGTGAATCTAGTCCTCGGATCGCTTGCGTTCCCGCCGACCAGAGTGAGGAAGGACGATCGGTCCGTCACCCCAACCGGTGGTGTCGATGGGTTCGCTGAGCCGGAGACCATCATCCACAAAGATCAGGCGGGCGTTGGGGACGAAGTCGTAGTTCTGTAGCGCCGCCTCGGCTTCCTTGATGAGGTCGCCAGTGTCGACTCCCAACGCGATACACATCCCGTCGAGTTGGTCCAGATCGATGGGGCGCACTCCACGCACCATCTTCGAGAGCTGCGACTGCGAGACGCCCACCGAGTCCGCGAGCTCCGCCTGGGTGACGCGGTGTTGAGCCATGAGACCGCGAAGCCGAGAGGCGACATGTCGCGTCAGATCACTGACTTCGTAGTTCGGCACGACACTCATCGTGTCAGTTTTGACACGCCGTGTCCAGTTCTGGGACTTTTCTAGTTCCGGTGAGTTAGCGTAGTCCACATGAACTACGACGCTCCGAGCCTCAAGGTCTCCCGATCGGTGCGTTCTCTCCTGGCGAGCCGGGGCGAGACGATCACTGCACTGGCAGCCGCAACTCTCATCGCTGAATCTACCTTGAAGCGACGGCTTCTGGGGCATTCGCCCTTCACGCTCGAGGAAGCCGGCTACATCGCGAAGCACTTCGATGTGTCGATCGCAGATCTCCTGGCTCCGCCCTTCGAAGTAGCCACACGGGCGGTCGCGTGAACCCTCGGATCGAATTCGCTCCCGCGCTCTTCACCCGGGAACTCGCGGCCTACTACCTCAGCTGCTCGCTCCGCGACATCGACGACCTTCGCGCCAAGGGCGAGCTGATCCCCGTCGGGGACACCAAGCGGATCAAGTTCCGCAAGGAGGATCTCGACCGCCACGCGGCCAACCTCCCCGAGCGCACCTAGCCGCTCCCCCACTTCTTCCGATCGAACGCGCCGTACGGACGGCGCTGGTCGGCGCGCCTGGAAACGGCCCACGCGGGGCACGCCCTCGCCGCACTCGCACCTTGAGAACTCAACAGCGTGGCAACACAGCAAGACATTCACTTCCGTCGCAGCGACGGGGCACCACCACGAGCGCATTGCGCCGGGTGTCGAACTGCTGCGACAGCCCGTCCCCAGGAGTCGACGCGCAAGCGGCGGCGGGGGCACATCGGGATCGGCACCCGATGGCGGGCACCAGGACGCCGGCGTTCCCCCACGCCGGTGTCCGTTCCCTCTCCCCGAACCGACGGCGCTCGCCGTGGAAGGAGTCCCCATGCACGCTCTCAAGGAATGGCTGAGCGCGATCGCGTTCTTCACTGCAGTCCTTGCAGCCCTGTTCCTGCCGTCCGCTCTGTGACCGACGACCTCGCACCGCGCGGCTGGCGCAACTACCGCCGGTCGCGACGAGCGAGCGAGGTCCAGCGCGACCTCGCCGCCACGACGCCGGACGACGTCGAAGTCACGGACTGGCGGGTCGACGCCGACCCCGAGTCCCCCAATACCTGACCCCAGCAACGACGAAGGCCCCAGCGCTGCAACGCCAGGGCCTTCCCTCCCGAAGGAGAACGAACTTGTCCACTTCCACTCTGTCACACACCGCCGACACCGCGGCGTCCGTGCTCGAGAAGTACGGCACCGAGATCGTCGAGATCATCGGAGGCCACGCGAACCCGGGCATCACGAACCGTGAGTTCCGGACCGGCGACCGCTTCCGTCTGACGACGCGCCGCGACAACGTCATGCCGATCAGTGTCTACGCCGACCGCGTCGACCACATGCTGCACCTGCAGGACAAGGAGCCCGGATACCGATGGGGTCACGACGACCCCGACGAGCCGGGCAACCCGCTCGGGTTCGAGTTCGTCTACCTCGGCGTGTACGAGTACATCGGCGCTCGTGTCGACCAGACAACGCTCGAGATCACCACCCAGTTCCGCCGCGTCGCCGGGGCGGTGCACGCATGAAGAACGCACCCGCCGGCACCGGCACTCATCTCAGGGCTCTCCGCGAGCGAGCCCGGGTCCCCCAGCCCCTCGTCGCCGCGATGGCGGGCACGTCGACCGTGTACCTCGCGAAGGTCGAGGACGGCGTCATGTCGCCCGCTCTCAGCTACGTCCGGAAGGTGACCGAGGCGATCGTCCGGCTCATGCAGGATCCGCCCCGGCCGTGCCCCGTGCTCGGCTGCGACAACACGCGACACGTCGACCCGCTCGACGGCGCGCCCGGCGACCCGAAGGCGCACCACGCGGACCTCACCCTCCGCGGCGAGGACTGGACGATCGACGTCCGCCGGCACGACGACCAGGACACCGAGTGGGTCGTGTACGTGGACATCGACGCAGCTTTCGCCCTGTCGGCGGCGAGCTTCCTGGCCGTCACCGACGCGTACAAGCAGGCCAGCGCGTACGCCGCCGTCCTCAACGGCAAGCCCGCGGCCCTCACCAGCTGATGGCCGACTCCCCCGTGGCCTCGGAGCAGTTCGAGGACGACCCACCGGCCGTCACCGTCGCGCTGGATCAGCTCCGCGCGACGCCCGAGTGGGACGGCTTCACCCTCACCCTGATGCCCGACCGCGCCGACGAGCTGGCAGCAGCACTCAGCAGCAAGGCCTCCGCCTGTCGGGACGGCCGCATCGACATCTCCTACACCGACTCATGATCAACCCGAATCACGAGGTACCCGCATGACCCACCATCTCGCAGTCAGCTCTACCCTGTCGGCCGCCGCCCGCGAGGCGCTGGCCGACTTCCTCTCCGCGTCGTGCGAGGTCGTCACGATCATCGAACCCGACCGAGGATGGCCGGACGGGGCCGCCGCGTCGATCGCGCAGGAACTCGTCGACGCCGGGTACGGCACTGTCACGGACGGCACGTTCGCCCTCGACATCCGTCCCGTCGCACCGCAGCAAATCCCCACGGACTCGCTCGACGAGCTCGTGCCGGCGCTCCTGCTCCTCGACCACATCGTCGAGCGCACCGACCGTCAGCGCTCGCCGAAGCTCCCGAACCCGGACAACGTCCTGGGGATGTCGTTCGGCATCCTCCTGCAGCTGCAGAACGTCCTTCGGCTGGCCGTGTACGGGCAGCAGGGACGACTGCAGCACGCCGACGTGAACCGGCAGTTGCCCGCCGTCGCGACGATGCTCGCACGGGCCATCCGGGCGGAGGTGGTCTGACGATGGCGCACAGGGCAACGTCGTGGGCGTGGGAGCTGAAGCTGCCCGGCACGCGGAAGCTCGTCCTCCTCGCCCTCGCCGACATGGCAGACGAGTTCAACTCCTGCTACCCGGGTCAGGAGCGTCTGGCCGAGATGACGAGCGTCGCCGTGATCACGGTTCGCCGTGCGCTATCGGAGCTCGAGCGGGACGGGCTGATTATCCGGGCACGACGTGCTCGGCAGGACGGAACGAGGACCAGCGACCGATACCGCCTGGTCGTCGGCGCACAACCGGTCAAATTGACCACAGGTCAACCTGATGCGCCCAACCGATCATCTGGGTCGCGCTCAACCGTTCAGGATGACCGCGCTTATGAATCCTCCAGTAATGAACCCCCAGAGGAATCACCAGAGAAGCGCATCTACCCCGAAGCGTTCGAGGAAGCGTGGGCGCATTGGCCCCGGAAGAACGACAAGGCGCGGGCGCTGCAGCAGTGGCAGGCGGTGCGGAAGAAGCACCCCAGCCTCGACCTGACCGCCGCGATCATCACGCACGGCGACGCGCACGTCGCGGCGGGCACCCCGCAGCGGTTCGTGCCGTACCTCAAGACGTGGCTCAGCGGTGACGGGTGGGAGAACTCGCTGCCCGAGCCGCACCCGTCAGCCCCACCGCGGCAGCTCAGCAACGCTGAGATCGCCGCCCTCGAATACCAGCGACTCTACGGAGGTCCCGATGGATCAGCAGGAAGCGTTCCGGCTCTTGGGCCGGGCGTCGGCGGTTGATAACCGCAAAGTCACGCAGCTCGCCGCGATCGTCTGGTCGGACACGCTGCCGGACATGTCGTACGACGAGGCTGCGGACCTGATGAACGAGTTCCGCCGCGACAGCCCCGGTGTCTATCTCGAGCCGGGCCACCTGCAGCGGCAGAAGCGGGTCCGCCTCGCTCGGACCCGGGAAGCGCGTGGACCGCACCCGCTGCCGCCAGCAGGGCAGCGGTGGGCGGTCGACGCGATCGAGAACGACTCCGAGTACTCCGCACCAGGCGGGGTGCTCGAGGCGAGCCATGACGACGCGGGCTGAGCTCCGCCGGCAGCGGGACGAAGCCCGCGCCCGCGCCGCCGAGCACCGCCAGGAAGCCAACCGGCTGCGCGAGCGGCTGATGTACGTGACCGGCTCGTTCACCGCGGACGAGTACGGCGAGGTCGGGAAGGAGACCGATGGGTAGGGCATCATTCGACCGAGTCGTCGGCGCGTTCCACGACCGGGGCCTCATCGTGCAGATGCGCGGCAACGAGGCGGCCGAGGCGCAGGCCCCCGGGCACTCGGCGAAGGACCGGTCGGTGTCGATCCGCTCGGTCGAGGGTCAGACCCTCATCCACTCGCACTCCGACCCGACCCCGGACGTCCTCGCCGAGCTGAACCTGTCCATGCAGGACCTGTTTGACGAGCAGAAGGGCGTCGAGTACAAGTACCGCGACGGCCGGGTCGTACACCGGTCCCCCGACAAGCGGTTCCGGCAGTCCGGCAACACGAAGGGCCGGGACCTGTACCGCATCGAGCGAGTCGGTCAGGCCGACCCGGTGTGGATGGTCGAGGGCGAGAAGGACGTCCACGCACTCGAATCGCTGGGCCTCGTCGCCGTCTGCACGGCGATGGGTGCCGGCAAGGCGGCGATGTTCGACCTCGCCCCGCTGCACGGCAAGAAGGTGCTCCTCGTCCGCGACATGGACGAGCCCGGCATGAAGCACGCGCTGCAGGTCCGGGAACTCCTCGACGGGAAGTCGGAAGTCGTCGTCCTCGAACCGATCGTCGGGAAGGACGCCGCTGACCACATTGCTGCAGGCCACACCTGGCAGGAGTTCCGCCTGGCCCGTCTGCCGGAGCCCGAGGTCGAACCGGAGCCGGTGAACGACGAGTTCGAGCGGCAGGTCGCGTACGAGATGGAACGCCTCGAGGTGAAGGACGAGGTGCGCCGGCGCAGGTCCGCAGTCGGCGCGGCCGTCCTGCAGCCGCTGTACCTCGACGAAGTCCTCGCCGTGCCCGACTCCCAGAACTGGCTCATCCCCGGCCTGCTCGAGCGTCGCGACCGGCTCGTCCTCACCGGCTCCGAGGGGTCCGGGAAGAGCTACTTCACCCGCCAGGTCGCGATCGCCGCCGCCGCCGGACTGCACCCGTTCGACGGCCGCCAGATCGAACCGGTCCGCGTCCTCGCGATCGACGCCGAGAACACCGTCCTGCAGTGGTCCCGAAACACCCGCTACGTCGCGAACATGGCCCGCACGCACGGCCGCGTCGACCCTGGCCGACAAGTGCTCGTCTCGGCAGGCATCCGGCTCGACCTCACACGCCAGGCCGACGTCGACCAGGTCCACCGGCTCATCGACCGCCACCAGCCCGACATGCTCCTCATCGGCCCGCTGTACAAGCTCGTCCCCCAGGCCATCAACAACGACGACGACGCAGCCCCACTCATCGTCGCGCTCGACGGCTTCCGGGAACACGGCGTCGCGATGCTCATGGAAGCGCACGCCGGACACGGCAAGTCCCTCGGCGGCGAACGCGACCTGCGCCCCCGCGGCTCAGCAGCGCTCCTCGGCTGGCCCGAGTTCGGACTGGGGCTCCGCACCCTCGAAGACGACGACTCGATGGTCACCGTCGTCCGATGGCGAGGCGACCGCGACCCCCGCGACTGGCCCCACCGCCTCCGCCGCGGCATCGCCGGCGAGATGCCGTGGATGCCCGCATGAACCAGAGCGTTACCGTCCAGTCCAGCGCCGAGGAAACGCGGCAAAAGCCACCGCGACGCGTGAACTCAGAGCGGCTCCGGTGCCGTCTCGCGGATCGCGTCCTCTACGAGTCCGTCTGTCTCCTGCACTAGGGCCGCGAGGTCACGATCGTCAGCGAGCAGCAGCGGGAGCTTGAGCGCCAAGCCTCCGAGAACGAACTTGATCACGCTCAAGTCTTGGCGCGCGACCGCACGTTCGTAGGCGTTGAGACACGCAATGATCAGCGCTTCATCCTCGTCATTCACAACGGCCAGGATCAGCTGCAGCCGGGTCAAGACCTCTGCCACGGTGCTCCTATCCGCCAATCCGCGACCCGCAGCAACCTCCGCGCGATGGCCAAGCAACGCCGTCACAGCCGGTTCGACCGTACGGAAGAGCTGGTCACGGTAGCGCTCGCGGCCCGCGTCTGCCTCACGCCTCTGCTCGTCACCTCGAACTTGCTCCGCGAGGGCGAGGGACTGCTCCGCGATCGCACGGGATTGCTCCGCGACCTTGTTCGCGGCGTGGGCGGCGACCATCGCGCCCGTACCGACGACGATCCCACCGATGCCGGCCAAGGCGGGCAGCGTCATGTCAGCCAGCCAGTCGTATACCCAGTCGCTCACAGCGAGACCCTACCCATCCCCAACCCACGGCCAGTGCCCCCAGATCGGGAGCACTCGCCACTACCCGCGGCGCTCGCCGCAATACCCCGAAGGAGAAGCCATGACTGACACCACCGCCGTTACTGACGTGGACCCGATCGTGCTGCTGTCCCTGTCAGCTGCACGCGCACGACAGCGCCTCAACGAAGTCCCGGGCCTCATCGCATACGTGCGCACTCTCGTCGTTCCCGCCGGCGTGCAGCGGAGCGATGGACTGCCCCGCTCCGCGTCCAGAGAAGCGCCGGCCCCTCTCCGGGTGGACGCTGTGGACGAGGCTGACAGTGCCTACGCGCAGTTGCTGAACTGGGTCGGCTACTGGGCTGAAACCCTGCACCTCAGTCCCCCGGTGACTGCTTCGTACGCATGGTCGAACGCGCGGGAGGTGCAGGGCTTCCGTGCCGGGGTTACGCCACAAGGTGCGGGTCTGCTGGTCAAGAACCTGGCCGTGTGGCTGCTTACCCATCAGGAAAAGATCGAGCGGCACGAGTACGCCGGCAGCTATTTCGACGACGTTGCCGAAATCGTCTGGGATCTGCGGAAGAAGTTCCCCCGCGTGGGACGAGGAATCCATCCCGTTCTCCCTCGGGCGTGCCCGGTCTGCGACAGCCCGTCGATGGGCGTCGAGTGGCAGTCTGACCAGCTAACCGACTTCACCCTCGTGTGCGCGTACTGCGGCTTCGAAGGCAGCACTGCTGCGTTGTTGAAGGACCGTGACGTGCGCGAGATCCTCCGCGACATGCGGATCGAGGAGGCCCCGGAAACTACGTCCTGGTGGACGAAGAAGCAGGCGGTGCGCGAGATGCGGATCACCCCGCAGACCCTCAACCGGTACATCCAGCAGGACGGGTTGAAGACCCACACGGCTGATGGCTCGGTGTTCGTGCACGCGGACCAGCTGCGGGAAATCTGGCGAGACAAGCGAATGAGGGACCAAAACCCCCGAGATCAAAGTCGAGCTTCTTGAAGCCTTGCCGTTCGGGGTTGGGGTACGCACTCAGTGTGTACCCCAACCGGGCACGGCCCCATGGAATCCGTCCGCGAGAAATCAGATTGCGGCGTCTCGCCGAGCACGGTCTAGGACGGTCCGCGTTTGCTCCAGCACGTCGGCCGGATCGTACTTCCGGCTCGCCAAAGCGGCGAGGAGGCCAACAAGCTCGCCAGCCCCTTCGACCTGGACGGTCTTGTTCGGCGTGTCCGAAACGTCGATGAACGCGCCAAGAATTGCCGTGGTGACATCACGGTCTCGTCCACGTGCTACTGCATCTGCGAGCGTGATCCGAGCTGTGACAGCACCTTGGGCCCTTCGGTGATGAACGTCACCCCACGACCAACGGCCGGCGAACAGGTTGATGTACTCAAGTACCTGGACCATCGCGTCGCCCACAACATCCAGCAGCCGGGCTTCGTAGAGGCCTTCGTCGAGCCGACGGTTTCGCTCATCCTCTTGGCGTTTCGCGGCCCTCGCGAATCGGGCCGATGTAACGGCGACAGTCACCGTCGAAGCACCGATCACGACCGCGACCCCTGCCGAGATGACGGAAGCGCCGATGTCTCTCCACCACTCGTAGGTCGTCCATGCAGCATGCCAATCTGTGGTGAGCAAGATCACTACTCGACAGTAGCGTCGTTCTGCGACACTCCGTCGAAGAATGAGCAGCGGGGGTGTTCATCTCTGGGTTAACATGTTCGTAACACCGTATGCCCGCCCGAGATGGCGGGAATTCTTTGCTCCTCGACCGCGTAGCGTTCTGCGAGGGGCTTGCGGGTCCGACTCTGGACAAGATCGATGTTCAACGCCACGGCACCCGCTAGAAGGTCGGTGCCTTGCTTTCGGTGTGCTTCGCATTCTTGAGCCAGTTGGTGCGGATCTTGTGCCGCACAGCGAAGAGGCCCCGGCCCTGCACGTAGAGGAACCACCCGCCGCCGCCCAGGGCCGCGCCCATGATCATCCACTGCCAAGGCGCGTCGGAGAGTCCTGGCACGAGGCTCAGCCCGTTGTAAGCCAAGATCACCGGTCCAGCTACGACGAAGAAGCCGCCGTACAGGAAAGCAAGCCACGAGAGCGTGAGCATCCAGCCTTCGCGCGGAGCTCGGTAGCCGTTGAGGACTCGCCTTGCCAAGGAGTCACGAAGCTGCTCGAGGTCGTCCCGGGCGCTTGTCGACGCCGGAGTGTCTTTGAGCATGGCGGTGACCCTCTCGAGCTGGCGCACCGGCGACTGCTCTCTGACCGTTGCGAAAGCGCCCAACACCGCGGTCACGCCAATGCCAGCGAAAGTGGCGACAACTGCCCAATCCATGCCTATGTCCTTCGTTGGAGGACATCACCCTAACAACAAGCGACATCCAACACTGCGCAGGGGATGGACTGTCGGAGCCACTAGGTCGTCGCCTTGAACCCACGCGTCTGCGGTCTACAGGTGCCCTTCAAACTGCTCGGCGACCGTCTTGTGGACCTCTACGTGAGTCCAGTCGCCGTGGTCGTCGCGCCGCTTGCGCCTCGTCACGAACGACACCTCAGCCCAACCTGTGACCTCGTCCGGCAACTCGCTGATCGTCGTCGGTCCGAACCACCAGATCGCGTGATCGTAGCCCTCAAGCCGCCTGGGAACCGCTGGCGAGTCCTTCGCCGCTGTTGGCTGCGCTTCCCACACCGACGTCAAGCCGCCCTTGAATTCGCTGCTCTTCGCCTCAATCTTGAAGAGCAGCGAAGTGAGCGTCACGGGCTTCTCGCCGACGTTCGTCACCGACACCCATGGCTCCCAAGCGAGACTCGATGAGCCGTCGCCTGCGCCAGTACAAGTGGCTCCGGCCATAACGTGAAGCACCGGCCGCTCGTAGCGGGTTCTCACGACCTGCCACACCAGGTTCACAACCGAGAGCGCGAATGCCGCTCCGGCGATCGCTATCGTCCACACGTCGGCGGTTGTCATGACTTCCCCCGCTCCATGAGCACAAGGTAGCGAACGAACGGTCAGACCGTGGAGTGATTGGGAACAGCGCCTGCTTCTCGGGCTGTCGGAGCCACTTCGGGTTGGCTCCGACGAAGATGGTGGTAGTCCACCCGCGGGGTCACATCCGCGACAAACCCGCGCTGACATGCGGACCCCGGACGTGGCCGGCCGCCCACGTCACGAGGAGGACCGCTGTGAAGCTCTCCGAGATCCGTACCTTGCTGGTGAAGCACGGGCACAAGACCACCGCCGAGATCGATCGCTTCGACGTAAAGCGCGCAGCCGGCGCAGTCATCGGCGTCGACCTGATGCTGTCCGACGGCACCGTCACCTACCTGCCGGTCGAAGCCGACGCATGAAGCCTGCCGGGGGTCGATCAACGACAAGCTCAACGTGCACCCTTCACACATCAGTCGACGGCCCGACTCGGGAGCTCGCGCCTGTCGCCGGCGTCGACGCGGGTAGGCGATAGGTTCTCACCATGGTTGAAGAGAACCCTCCGGTGGTCGTTGTCGATACTTTGACTCTCCGCTTCGTCGGACGGGGTGAGAACGGAGCCGACCTCCACCAGTTGCGCGCGGAACACGTCGCGGAGGTGCTTCAGGGCCTCGCGGGTCTGGCAGCCGACTTCGACGCTGCAGGAGCGTTCGACGTTGACGGACCAGCAAACTCCGAGATTCTCGTCCGGGCTCCGCGCGAGGGATCGTTCATCATCGACGTCCAGCACGTCGTCACCGAGACCGCCGCCGTTGTCGAGGCAGTTGGCGGTGTGACTGGTGCTCTCGGGCTGCCGACCCTCGCCGGGGTCATCTTCTACGCGACGAAGTCGGCTCGCGCAGACGTGAAGGACGCGACGCGGATCGAGGGAACGGATCTCGTCAAGATCACCTGGCAGGACGACACAATTGACGAGGTGCCAGTCAAGGTCTGGGACGAGTTGAAGGTGCGGAAGCGACGGAGGAAGAAGCACCTGCGTGCGCTCATGGCCCCGATCGGCGATAGCAATGTGGCCGCCCTCGAGGTCATCCCTGGCCCGAACTCGCCCGCACCGACCCCTGAACAGCCGGTGTTGGAGTTGAGGCGGGCGGACTACGATGCGGTCAGGCCTGAAACGGAAGTGGAAGAGACCGATGACGTCTTCGACGTCGAGGCTCGAATGTCGGCAATCGACTTTGACGACCCCGCCAAGTGGAGGGTCAGCACCGTCGATGTGAAGCGCGGCGCAGTCATGGAAGACGAAGCGTTCCTCGTTCAGGTCGCCGACGGCCTTGCGATCCGCAAGGACGACATCTTCGATCTCCGCATCCGGGAGGATCGAAAGACCACGGACGGTCGCACGCGAAGCACTTGGACGGTTCTCAAGGTTCTGAAGCACAGGAGGACAGGTGACAACGACACAACGGCATCGGCCGCATCGACGGCTTGACCTTGCCGGTTTCGCCCTGCTTATCGTCGGAATCGTGTCCGGCGTCTTCGCCTTCAGCCTCGTTCTACACGGAACCCTAGCTCTGGTCGTCGTGCCTTCGATCGTTGCGACGACGCTCGGTGCCGTGCACCTGACGAAGATCGAAGCACCCCGGAAGTAGACCGGACGCGCGGCTAGCTCCGAGCCAGGGCGGTCAAGGTGAAGCGGAAGCGAGACCGGACACCCGGGACACACCCTCGGCGGGGCAAGCGACCGGAGACCCGGTATCCCCATACAACTGAACACCCCGGTACCGGCTCCGGTGCCCGGCCCGGCCGTCACGCCTGACCGCACCGCACCGCACCGGCATGAAAACGCCCGCATCCCGCTCGAGCCCATCGGCTACGACTGCGAAGGTGCGCCGCTGTACGCATGGCAGCTCGACGACGAGCGCTGACGACAGGAGCACAACGTGGGTGAGCAGTGGTCAGGCAGCACACGCAAGCAGCGACTCCCGCGCGATTGGGAAGAGCGACGCACCACCGTCCGCGATCGAGCAGGCGGCCGATGCCAAGCCACCATGCGCGACGGCACACGCTGCGTCGAGGTCGGCACTGACTGCGACCACATCGTGCACGGCGACAACCACGCACTCTCGAACCTGCAATGGCTCTGCTCATGGCACCACGAGAAGAAGACCGCACGCGAAGCACTCGAAGCACGACGGCATCTTCGCGTCCCGTCGGCCCGTAAGCCACGCGAGAAGCACCCAGGACTCAGGTAGACGCCGGACTGTCGACCGTCGCAGCACGCGGGCGCACGGAGGCCCCCGTCCACCCCCTCCCCCCGGGTCCGCCTGGGTCGTAGAGGTGCTGTGGCTCTCCCCGTGTACGGGTCTGGGGTTTTCGCCTAGTTTCACCACACCCTGACATTTCACCGGCAGGGCATTCCACTCGACCCCTGACCGAAACGGAGCAGGCGGCCTCACCCGAAACGGGAGCTCACCATGCCTGGACACGGCCCTGCACCGAAGGACCCGAAGAAGCGCGCACGGCGCAACTCCGACCCCACCGTCGTCCGGATCCTGCCGCGCGCCGTCGTCTCGCAGCCCGAGCTGCCCACCATCTCCGTCGAGGAGGACGGCGAGCTCCGCGAGTTCACGTGGCCGGCGATCACCCGGCAGTGGTGGGACATGTGGGCGACCTCGCCGCTGTCGCTGGACTTCACCGCGACGGACTGGTCCGAGCTCCGCGACACCGCGCTGCTCCACGCCCGGTACTGGAACGGCGACATCAAGCTCGCCGCCGAGCTCCGGCTGCGCACCGCGAAGTTCGGTGCGACACCCGAGGACCGCGCCCGGCTCCGGATCACGTTCGCGCAGGCCGAGGAGGCGGAGACGAAGACCACCGCCCGTCGCCCCAGCTCGCGTGAGCGTTTCAGCGGCAACGCACTTCCCCCGGAAGCGACGGCGAACTGATGCCGTGGCGACCGCTCGACGGCGAGACGTTCCCGACGCTCGGCTACCACGTCGCCGACCAGATGGCCGAGTTCCTGGACTACGTCGTCACGCGCGAGCAGCTTGAGTTCCTGGTCGCGTTCTACGAGATCGACCCGCTCACTTGCCGGCGCATCAAGACGCGCGCGATCATCCAGCGCCCTCGAGGTTGGGGCAAGTCCCCGAAGCTCGGTGCGGTTGGCCTCAGCGAAGCACTCTTCGAGGTCGTCCCGGACGGGTGGGATGCGTTCGGCCAGCCCGTCGCGCGGCCGTGGTCGGACTTCAAGAGCATCATCAACGTCCCGGTCACCGCGACGTCCGACGACCAGGTGCAGAACACGTGGGCACCGATGCTCGAGATGGCCCGGCTCGACTCGCTCGTCAACGAGTTCGACGTCGACCCGATGGACACGTTCATCGGGATCCCCGGCGGCAAGATCGAGCCGCGAACCTCGTCTGGCCGGTCCATTAAGGGCCTCCCCGGCCAAGTCGCCGCGATCATGGACCAGACCGAGGAGTGGGTGAAGGGCAACGGCGGTCTCCGCCTCGCTCAGAACATCCGCAACAACTCGACGAAGGCCTCCGGCGTCACGATCGAGTCCCCGAACGCGTTCACCCCGGGTGAGAACTCGGTCGCCGAGGCATCGGCACGCGACTGGGACCTGATCGAGTCCGGGAAGTACCCCGACCTCGCTGCCGCCCGCCAGATCCTCTACGACCACCGCGAAGCGCCGGCGGACACGGACCCGTCAGACCGGGCGTCGCTCGAGTACGGCCTGCGGTACGCGTACGGCGACAGCTCGGATCACCCTGACGGCTGCGTCATCCACAATCCGCCGTGCGAGCCCGGCTGGGCACCAATTCAGCGGCAGATGCTGGCCTTCCTCGACACGTCCAACGACCCACAGGTGCTCCGCGCCGACTTCCTCAACCAGATCACCCACGCGACCAACTCGTTCGTCTCGCAGCCCGACCTCAAGGCGATCCAGGCACTCAACAAGGTGATCTCGAAGACGGAGCCGGTGACGCTCGGCTTCGACGGCTCGGAAGGGCGCAAGCCCGGCAAGGGCACCGCCGACTCGACGGTCCTGATCGGCTACTCCGTCACCCAGAAACACCTGTTCAAGATCGGGGTGTGGGAGCAGCCCGACGGGCCCGCCGGCGAGAACTGGCGACCACCGGTGCTGCAGATCGAGGACGCCGTCCGGCAGGCGTTCAAGGACTACAACGTCGTCGGGTTCTACGCGGACCCGTCCGCGGGCTGGGCCGGTCACGTGAAGACGTGGGAGGCCGAGTACGCGAAGCGGCTCAAGGTCCGGATGTCCCGCGACGAGCCGATCCGGTGGCGGCAGAAGGATCTCGCGCGCACGACGGACACATTCGACCAGCTCGAGTCCGCCATCAGCGGCCGCGACATCACCTACGACGGCTCGCCCGAGCTCACCTCGCACTTCATCAACGCCCGCCGCGACCGTCGCCGGTCCGGCTACGTGCTGATGAAGCCGGAGCACGACCCGGACGGCTCGAAGATCGACGCCGCCTGGGGCGCGATGTTCGCCTACGCGGCCGGCATCGACGCTCTCGGCGCGAAGCTCACGAAGAAGAAGACCGCCGCCCGCCGCATCTACTGAGAGGGACCCTGTGGCTACCACACCCGCCGAATGGCTCCCGATCCTGGCGAAGCGTCTCGACGCCCGTCAGGCGCGCATCGCGAAGAACCGTTCCTACGCGAACGGGAACGCGCCGCTGCCGGAGATGAGCAAGAACACCAAGGAGACATGGAAGGCGTTCCAGAAGAAGGCCCGAACGAACTACGGCGGCCTCGCGTGCGAATCCCTCGGCGGTCGCATGGTCCCGAACGGCGTCCGCGTCGGCGCGTCGACGACGAGCCCCGCCGCCGTCGCCGCGCGCCGGGTGTGGCGCGACAACCGCCTCGACGTGGTGTTCGGCGACGCGATCTCGAACATGCTGACCACGAGCGTCGGCTACCTCGTCACTGGCGTCCGCGACGGCCAGCCGATCATCACGTCGGAGAAGCCCGAGCAGGTCATCACCGCCCCCGACCCGACGCAGCCCTGGCGGGCCCGCGCGGCACTGAAGGCATGGCGCGACCCGGACTCCGGCAAGGACTTCGCCCTGGTCTGGACCCCCGGCATCCGGCAGCGGTTCTTCCGCAAGTCGACCAACGACAACGGCACACCCCACCCGCAGGTCGACGGCGAATGGGAGGTCGACGGCGAGCCGGAGACCTTCGCCGGCGGGGTCCCGGTGTACGTCCTCGAGAACAAGGACGGCGTCGCGGAGTTCGAGCCGCACACCGACGTCATCGACCGCATCAACCTCGGCAAGCTGCAGCGCCTGGTCACCACCGCGATGCAGGCGTTCAAGGTCCGTGCGCTCAAGGGCGGCCTCCCCAGCCAGGACGAAGACGGCAACGACATCGACTGGGCCAAGATCCTCGAGGCCGCGCCCGGCGCGCTGCTGGACCTCCCCGAAGGCATCGATGTGTGGGAGTCGGACGCGACCGACATCCGCCCGCTCCTCGAGGGCGAGAAGACCGACGCCCGCGACTTCGCCGGCGTCATCCGCACGCCGATCTCCGTGTTCATCCCGTCGGGTGAGAACCAGTCCGCCGAGGGCGCAGCGAACGCGAAGGAGGGCGAGATCCAGAAGGCGAAGGACCGCATCGCGCGTGCCTCCTCCCCTGGGGAAGGCGCTCTCCTCGAAGCGCTCCGGGTCCTCGGCGTCGACGACGGCGAGACCATCGAGCTGCTGTGGATGCCGCCCGAGCACGTCTCGTTCACCGAGAAGACGCAGGCCGCCACGCAGGCGAAGGCGGCCGGCATGTCGGCCCGGTGGATCAAGCAGAACATCATGGGCATGTCGCCGGACGAGATCGCGCAGGACGAAGCTGACGCGGCCACCGACCAGCTGCTCGCCGCAACCCTGATCGGAGCAGCCGGTGGCACTGGCAACGCTTGACCAGCTGACCGCGGCCCACCAGACGACGACGAAGCAAATCCGCGACCGGACGCTCGCCCTGACGGCGGCCCGGTGGGATGCGTCGCCGGACTACCGGGACGCGGACATCGACCGGCTGATCTCGCAGATCCTGCCGCAGGTGCAGGCCGGCCAGCTCGCCACGGCGACGCTGACCAACGCCTACATCGGGCAGGCTGCCCTCGTCGCCGGCACCACCGCCGGCGCGAGCGTCGACCGGGACGCGATCCTCGGCTACCGGGGCACGCCCTCAGCAGACGTGTACCGCCGCGGCGCGGTCACGCTCTACACGGCGCTGTCGAACGGATCCCCGTTCGATGCGGCGATCGCGTACGGGCTCGACCGAATGCTCACCATCATCGCGACCGAGCTGCAGCAGGCGAAGAACCGGCAGGCGCAGCGCGCGCTCGAGGCCTCCGGGTTCTACGGCTACCGCCGGGTCCTCACCGGCCTCGAGAACTGCGCGCTGTGCGCCATCGCCTCGACGCAGAAGTACAGCAAGCACGAGCTCATGCCGATCCACCCCGGCTGCGACTGCGGGGTGCAGCCGGTCAAGGAGTCCGACGGGCCCGGCACGATCCTCGACCCGGACCTGCTCGAGCGCACCCACGCGCTCATCGACCAGAAGCTCGGCGGCCCGTCCGACCGCGGCGCACGTGACCTCGGCATCGAGAAGACGTCGTCCGCCGGCAAGCCGCTGAGCGACTACACGGACCTCGTCGTGGTGAACGAGCACGGCGAGCTCGGACCGACCCTCGCGTGGCGGTCCGACAAGTTCACCAGCGCCGCGGACATCGCAGCGCTCACCTGACTTCCCCACGCCGTGGGGAGTGACCGAAACGGTCAACCACCAACCCGAAACGGGAGATACCGATGCCGAACGACGACGACGACAAGACGAAGCAGACCGAGGGCGCAACGCTCGAAGAGAAGCTCGCAGCCGCCGAGGCCGAAGCCGAGAAGTGGAAGACGCTCTCCCGGCAGAACGAGCAGCGCGCGAAGGACAACGCCGACAAGGCGAAGAAGTTCGACGAGCACGAAGAGGCCAACCGCACCGAGCTCGAGAAGGCGCAGGCACGCGCCGACGCGGCCGAGAAGGCGATCGCGGAACGCGATGCCAAGGACGCCGCCGTCACGCTGCGCGACGAGGTCGCCGCCGCGAAGGGGTTCGCCGATCGCAAGATCAGCGCGTCCGCCCTCCGAGGCGCGACACGTGAAGAGCTCGAGGCCCACGCCGACGAGCTGCTCGCCCTGGTCCCCGCACCCGCCGCCGGCCCCTCGGCCGACGGGCAGGGACAGGCCGGACAGCAGATCGGCGACGGCGAGATGTCGGCGGACGACGTCGTCACGGCAGCCACCACCAGGTAACCCCCGCTGGCGTTCGCCACGAACCCAAGCGGCCACCACACAACAGAAGGAGGAATCGTGGCGGACAACAACATCTTCATCAAGGGCACGAAGTTCGCGCAGACCGCGCTGGCTCTGCTCCGGAAGACCATCAAGGCCCCGGGCCTGTTCACGACGAAGTACGGCGTCGCGGACTTCCGCGGTGCCGAGGGTGACACGATCGGCGTGAAGCGCCCCGTCGTGCTCGCTGCTCGTCGGAAGCCCTGGCGCGGCGACGACGAGATCATCATCGACAAGCTCGTCAACACGAAGATCCAGGTGACGCTGGACCAGCACGTGTACAGCGCCGTCGAGCTGTCGCCGGAGGAGGAGACGCTCGACGAGGTCGACTACGTCCGAGACGTGCAGGCACCGCAGGTCGACGCCGTCGCCCGCGACGTGGCCTCGATCGTCGTCGCCGCTCTCACCGGCGCGACGTTCGTCAACTCGGTCAAGTTCAACCCGAACAGCGCCGACCCCCGCGAGTCCGACCCCCGCAAGGTCGCTCTCCGAGCTCGGAACCTGTTCCAGAAGGCGTTCGTGCCGACGACCGGCCGCTACTGGCTGGTCGGCGCGGACATCTCCGAGGCGATCGCCGGGCACGAGAAGCTCCTGGACGTGGACACCGCGGGCATCCCCGAGGCGCTGCGTGACGGCGTCGTCGGTCGCCTCGGCGGCTTCACGATCGTCGAGCTCGACGAGCTCGCTCCGACCGCGTCGTTCTTCACGCACGAGTCGGCGATCGCCTGGGTCGTCGTGGCCCCGGTGGTTCCGAACGGCGTCGCGAAGGGTGGCGGTGTCGCGGCCGGCAACGGCATCGCCGTGACGCAGCTGTGGGACTACGACAGCAAGCGCCTCAAGGACCGCTCGATCGTGCACGCGTTCGCGGGCTCGACGCCGGTCCTCGACCCGAAGCTCAAGGACGACGGCACCCTCGACCTCGACGCGGACAACGCGCCGAAGCTGCAGTTCGTCCGCGCGATCAAGGTCACGTACAGCACCACCGCCCCCGCGGCGTCCTGAGAGGAGTGAGGTCATGGCCGAAGCGCTGGCAACGAAGGAAGACGTCGTCGCGGCGCTCGGCCGTGACCTCACCTCATCCGAGACGAAACAGGTCACCGTTCACCTGATGAAGGTGTCGGAGCTGTTCCGCAAGGAAGCCCGCCAGCAGTTCACCCCGGGCCGGTCCACCAACCGGCTCCGGGTGACTGCCGGCTCGCTCACCCTCCCGCAGCGCCCCGTGCGCGCGGTCCACACGGTCGACGGCGAGCCCGCCGACCGGTTCACCCTCATCGGCCAGCGCCTCGAGGTGCCGGTGCCCACCGGCACGACGGTCGTGGTCGACTACGAGCACGGGGCCGACGAGGTCCCCGACCTGGTCAAGCTCACCGTCGCCGGGATCGTCGCGCAGCTGTTCGAGGCGGACCCGCGCGCCCGCGCCGGCGTCGCGCAGCGCGGGGAGACCCGCGGCCCGTTCAGCTCCCAGGAGACCTACGCGGCCTGGGCGCAGGGCGCGGCACCGCGGCTCGCTCCCGACGACGTCCGCACCGCGCAGTCGTACCGGGTGAAGTCGTACGGCCTGATCGTGCAGGGGTACTGATGGCCGGCGAGACCGTCACCTGGCACCACCGCACCGACACCGGCAAGCGCGACCGGTACAACAAGCCGATCCTCGCCGACGCCGACACCTTGCTCGACGACGTCCTCGTCGCGCCGAACCTCGGCGACGAGGTCACCGGCACCGCCGAGAACACCTCGAGCACCCGGATCACCCTCTACCTCCCCGCCGTCGCCGGCATCAGCGCCGACGACGAGCTCACCGTCCGTGGCACCCGGTACAAGGCCCTCGGCGACGAGGCCGACTGGTCGACCGGCGTGAGCGACTGGAAGCCCGGCTCCGTCGTGCAGCTCGAGCGGAAGGACTACGTCAGTGCCTAAGTCACGCGTCGTCCTCAACCGCCGCGGCTTCGGAGCCGTCCTGGCATCCAAGGGCATCGAGGACCAGCTGCGCCCCTACGCCGACGACATCGCCGCGCAGATTCCCGGCGGCGCGACCGTCACCGCGATCCGCACCGGCGTCGGCTCTTCCAACTCCCGCGTCCGCCTCCGCGTCGAGGCGGAGGTGTGGGAACGCGCCCGGCTCGTCTCCGCGATGCGCCAAGTCCTCAGCAACGCCCAGTCCCGCTAGGAGGGCCCGTGCACGGCATCGTCTACGACGACTTCCTCGCTCACCTCATCCGACGCGTCGACGCCCTGCTCACGGCGCGCAGCGAGCCGCACGCGGCCGGCGTGGAGGTCTCCGACCAGAAGTCTCCCGACAGTCGCCGCGCGGTCGTCCTGACGACCAGTCCCGGCGGCGGCACCAGCAATACCGTCCGAACTTCCTACGTCACGGTCGACGTCATCACCGACGACCAGGGCACCACGACCGACCTGATCAACCTCGTCCTCGCGCTGGCGACCTCGCGCGGTGCCGGCGGCATGGTCGACGGTTCCCCGATCACGTTCGCCGAGGTCAACGGCGGCCCGAACGCGGACCCCGCGGCGGACGGCTACTTCAAGCAGACCGCGCAGCTCGAGCTGCGACATCGCGGTCGCAGCCTCTGACCCACCATCTCGAAGCCCTGCCGTCGGCGGGGCTTCTCTCGTTCCTCCCACCGAGCAGGGACCCCAGGGGCACACGCCCACCACACCACAACGGAAGGAAGGGTCCACGTGTCCCTCAAGTCTGAGAACGTCCGCGTAGCGGTCACGGGCGCGGTGTACATCGCCCCGACGACCGCTGCACGGCCCACCAGCGCCACCAGCGCGCTCTCCGTCGACCACAAGGATCTCGGCTACGTCGGCGACGGCGGCGTCACCGAGACCCGCGAGCGGTCGACGAACCAGATCCGCGCCTGGCAGAACGGTGCCCTCGTCCGCGAGCCCGTCACCGAGTCCTCGATCCGGTTCTCCTTCATCCTCCTCGAGACGAAGAAGGAGACCATCGAGCTCTACTACGGCATCAAGGTCGCACCCGACGGCTCGGTCAAGATCGACCCGTCGAAGACCGGCGGCCGGCAGGCGCTCGTGCTCGACATCATCGACGAGGACGACCTGATCCGCGTCGACGTGCCGCAGGGCGAGGTCACCGAGGTCGGCGACCAGGTCTACGTCAACGGCGAGGCCATCGGCTACGAGATCACCGTCACCGGCTACGCGATCACCGACGGCGACGAGTCCTACTCCGCCGTCAAGTGGTACTCGAGCCTCGACACCACCGCGGGGGCCGGCGCATGACCGCGGCGAAGCCGATCCACGTCCGCCACATCGTGACCGGCGAGATCAAGACGGTCACGCCGGAGCAGCGCGAGACCCAGAACAAGAACTTCTGGGTCCGCGTCACCGGCGACGTCAAGGTCACCGAGCCGGACACCGCGCCGCCCGCGACCGACGTCAGCGCCGCCCCGAAGACCACCCAGAAGGCGTCCACGCCCAAGGAGTGACCCACCGGCGTGCCGGGGCGCTCGGGCCCCGGCACGCCTCCCTCCTCACCATCCCCGAGCACTCTCAACCGAGCCAGGAGAACCCCCATGAGCGAAACCGAAACGACCGCCGTCAAGGCAGTGCGGATCAAGGCCAAGAACCGGCCGCCCCTCGGCATCGAGTACGGCGACGGCACGTACATCCTCCCCGGACGCATCCCGTCCGAGATCATGACCATCCAGGCGCAGAACAAGAAGCCGAAGAACCCCGCGAAGGACGTGCAGGAGCAGTACCAGCGCGAGGTCGGCGTCGCGCTCGTCGACAAGTTCTACGACATCGTCGTGCCCGCCGACTTCAAGGGCGTCCTCGACATGGAAGACCTCCCCGACGTCTTCGAGGCGTGGTCGGAGCACGTCGGCCTGGGGGAATCCAAGGACTCCGGGAACTAGCGGAGTCCTACCCCGACGAGCTCGTCTGGGAGCTGCACCAGCTCCGCATCGACATCGACGACATCGGCGGCGACGACACCCCGGACCGGAAGGCGGTCGACCACGTGCTGGTCGACCGCCTTCTGCGTGTCGCGACCCGGGAACCGTCCTCGGTCCTGTTCGCCGCGACCCACGGCTGGGACTTCCCCGTTTCGCGCGAGTGGATCCAGACCGCGGACTTCATCGACGCCTTCTACGCGGCCAACAGCAACGGCCGCCGGCCGAAGCCGTACCCGCGCCCCTGGCAGGACAAGAACACCACCCGACTCGGCAAGACCGATCTCTCCCCAGCAGAAGCGCGGGAGGTGCTGCGAAAGAACAGGGGCTGACCGATGTCGACCGAATCCGCGATCGCATACGTTTCCATCGTCCCGCAGGCCAAGGGTGCCGGGCGCTCCATCGAGCGGGAGATCAACCCGCAAGCGCTCGGCACCTCGGTCGGCAGCAAGATGTCCGGTGGCTTCCTGAAGTCCGTCGGCAAGATGGCCACGAGGTCGACCGCCATCATCGGCGGCGGGATCACGGCCATCGGCGCAACCATCGCCACCGTCGCCGCGAAGAAGGGCCTCGACCGGCTCCTCGACATCGACGCAGCGACGGCGAAGCTCAAGGGCCTCAAGATGTCGACCCAGAACATCTCGACGGTCATGGACTCGGCCCTCAAGTCCGTCCGTGGGACCGCGTTCGGCCTCGGTGACGCCGCAGGTGTCGCCTCGAGCGCCGTCGCGGCCGGTATCAAGCCCGGCCGCGACCTCACGAAGTACCTCTCGCTCACCGCCGACGCCGCCACCATCGCGGGTACGTCGCTGGATGAGATGGGATCGATCATCAACAAGACCACCACCAGCGGCAAGGTCTACACCGACAACCTCAACCAGCTCGCCGACCGCGGCATCCCGATCTTCCAGTGGCTGCAGGAGGAGTACGGCGTCTCCGCCGAGAAGCTTTCCGACATGGTCCAGAAGGGCCAGGTCGACTCGGCCACCTTCCGCAAGGTCATCGAGAAGAACATCGGTGGCGCTGCCCTGCAGTCCGGGGACTCTGTCGCTGGCGCGTACGCCAACATGGGTGCCGCTCTGGGCCGTCTCGGCGCGATGTTCGAGAAGGGCGCGGTGGCAACCGCACCCCGGCTGTTCTCGGCCATCGGGGCCGCCATCGACCGCGCCCAGGTGGCACTCGAGCCCTACGCCGAGACCTTCTCGACCAAGCTCGCCGCCGGGATGGGCAAGGTCGCCGGGTGGATCGACAAGATCGACTTCGAGCTCGTGATCGCGAAGGCCGGCCTCTTCGTCCTGAAGCTCCGCCAGGTCGGCTCCTACGTCCACGGCATCTTCAACGACATCCGCAAGGGCGACACGAGCACGGCGTTCGGCGGCATCGGGGACTCGCTCTCCAAGCTCACCCCCGCGTTCGTGTCCTTCCGGAACCAGCTGCCGGAGCTCGGCGACTCCGTCGGCAAGCTCGCCGCTGGCGGCATCACCGTCCTCGCTGGCGTCCTCGGGTTCCTCGCCGATCACGTCGACACGATCGTGAAGTACATACCGCTGATCGTTGCCGGCTTCATCGCCTGGCAGCTCGCCTCCCGGGCGACGGCCGGGGCGTCTGTTGTGCTCCGCACCGCCGAGCTCCTGGCCCTGCCGGTGCAGATCAAGCGGAACATCCTCCGCCTCGAGGCCGCCCGCCTCGAGTACGCGACCGCCCGCGCGATGGGTGTCTCTACCGGAGCCACCGCAGCCAGCACCGTGGCGACGAATCAGAACGCTTCCGCCCTCGGCAAGCTCACCCTCGCCCAGCGCATCTCGACCATCGCGACGACCGTCGGCGCGGTCGCGATGCGGATCATGGGCGGCGCGGTCCGCTTCGCCCTCGGCCCCGTCGGCCTGATCATCACCGCCGTCGGCCTGCTCGTCGCCGGCCTGGTGTGGTTCTTCACCCAGACGAAGCTCGGCCAGGCGATCGTGCAGACCGTCTTCGCCGCGATCAAGGTCGCGGTCGCAGCGGTCGGCGACGTGTTCGTGTGGCTCTGGGAGAACGCGATCAAGCCCGCCTGGGACGGTATCGCCGCCGGGGCGACCTGGCTGTGGCAGACCATTCTGCAGCCCGCGTTCGCCGGCATCGCTCTCGCCGTGCAGACCGTCGGCGGGTTCTTCGCCGCCCTGTGGACGAACTACATTCAGCCGCCGCTCGCCGCGATCGGCAACGCGATCGGCTACCTCTGGAACAGCTGGATCTCGCCGGTCTTCCAGCTGATCGGCGCGATCGTCGTCTGGGCCGGCGGCATCTTCGCCTCGGCCATCTCCGGCATCGTCGGCCTGATCGTCAACACCCTCGGCGTGGCCTTCAACTGGCTGTGGACCGGCGTCATCCGGCCGGTCTTCACCTGGATCGGTGCAGCGATATCGGTCTGGTGGACCACGGTGTCGTCGATCTTCGGCTTCGTCGTCGGCTTCGTCCGGAACACCCTCGGCGCAGCCTTCTCCTGGCTGTGGTCGGGCGTGATCTCGCCGGTCTTCACCTGGATCGGTGCCCTGTTCTCCGCCTGGTGGAACGGGATCGTCATGCCGATCTTCTCGGCCGTGGTCGGGTTCCTCCGCAACACCCTCGGCCCAGTGTTCACCTGGCTCCGCGACACGATCATCGGCCCGGTCTTCTCCGGGATCGGCACCGTCATCCGCGGGGTGTGGAACTCCTGGATCAAGCCCGTCTTCGACAAGATCGTCGACATCGCGAAGAACACCATCCCGAAGGCGTTCTCCACGATGAAGGACGGGATCGGCAAAGCGTGGGACCTCGTCAAGTCCGTCGTGAAGGCTCCGATCAAGTTCGTGGTCGAGACGGTGATTCAGAAGGGGATCATCGACAACTTCAACAAGGCCGCCGACTTCTTCAAGACGAAGAAGCTCCCGAACGTCGCCCTCCCGAAGGGGTTCGCGACGGGTGGCTACACCGGCCCCGGTGGGAAGTTCGACCCCGCCGGCATCGTCCACAAGGACGAGTTCGTCTTCACCAAGGAGCAGACCCGGCGCATCGGCGTCGGACGGCTCTACGACATCGCCCGGAACGGCTACGCCAAGGGCGGCCTCGTCACTGACGCGGGGAAGAGCATCGCGTCCGGGTGGGACTGGCTCAAGGGTAAGGCCGGCAAGGCGTGGGACTGGACGAAGAACGCCGCCGAGACCGCCCAATCGGTCGTCTCCGACCCGATGGGCACCCTCGGCAAGCTCGCGAAGGGCCTCATCGGCCAGATCCCCGGTGCCGGCGGGATGCTCGACGTCGCCAAGGGCGTCGGCCAGAAGATTCTCTCCGGCGCGATCGACAAGCTCAAGGGCATCGGTGACCTCGGCGGTCTCACCCCCTTCGGTGGGAACGGGAAGAACGGCAACCTCGCGTCGTCGGCACTCGGCAAGGCGCTCGGCTTCGCGCCGGGCTCCGGTGTCGGCGCGACCGGCGGACTGATGCAGAAGGCCGCCGCGTCCGCCTGGAACAACGCGTACCGGGCGTCAGGCGGCGTCCTCCGACTCACGGAGGGGTACCGCGACCTCAAGGCGCAGCAGTACCGGTGGTCGCTGTTCAAGAACGGCGGCAACCTCGCTGCCACCCCCGGCACGTCCGTGCACGGCTTCGGCCTCGCAGCAGACGTCGCCGGCGGACAGGACTGGCTCCGCGCGAACGGCGCGAAGTACGGCTGGGCGAACACGGGCCTCGGCTTCTCGCAGCGGGAGCCGTGGCACTTCGAGTTCAAGGGCCTGTCGCAACGGGTCCCACAGCTCGCAGCTGGCGCGGTGGTCGGCAGGAGGCGCGGCGGCACGCTCGTGAACGTCGGAGAGGGGCGCTACGACGAAGCTGTGGTGCCGCTCACTCCAAGGATCAGCGATGCCTTGGAGGGTCGCCAGTCGTCGGGGTCTCCGAAGCAGTACGACATCACCTTCGAGAACCACGGCGAACCCTTCACCGAGCAGAAGTTCCTGAACGCGATGCATCAGATCGAAGTGCTCACCGGCTGACAGAAAGGTGCCCCGCATGGCTCAGGACACGATCGATGGCGGCTACCCAGATCAGATCATCGAGGACGTCCTGGACGGCAACGGTGACGGGGTCAACGTCGTCGATGGCAATACGGCACCGCCGGCGGACTTCACGCCGTCGGCGGTGCCGGCTCCTCCCCGTGAGATTCGCTCGTTCTGGCTCGAGTCGGTTGACGGCTCAGTCGTCATCCCTCTCGACGCGAACGGCCGCGTCCTCCTCCCGGGGGCGACGGGGCTGCAGCTTCCCCCCGTCGATGTGGTCACAGGGACTACGCCCGGCATGCCCGGGTCGTGGCTGCAGGAGGTCAACATCCTCGAGCGGCCGATCTTCCTGCCGCTGGCGTTCTTCTCCGAAGAGTCGCAAGCCGACTTCTTCGCCAGCCTCTCGGAGCTGCGGTCCCTCGTATCGGCATGGGACGGCGACCTCCTCGGCAGGAGCGGAACGTTCCGCCTTGGCGTCACCTCGGCCGAAGGGGATCGTCTCCTCGATGTCACCTACAAGTCCGGCTGGGAGGGGGCGCTTGGGGGAGGCGACGGTGGGTCCGACTGGGAACGGTTCGGTCTCAACCTTGTTGCCGTCGCTCCCTTCTGGCAGGCGCGCGAGGTAACGGCGAAGTCCTACTCCGTCCCGTCGGGTGCGGTGTTCCTCGGTAGTGGGGATGGGTCTGCGCCGTGGCCGCGACGGTTGACTGCGTCGACGACGGTCGGTGCGAACATGCCGATCCCTGTGATGGGGGACGTGCCCGTGTGGCCGGAGTTCCAGTTCCGCGGGCCGATCCCGTCGGTGGAGATCAGCTGGGCCGGCACGACGATCAGCGTTCCTGGTGGTGTCCCAACTGGCCAGACGCTCCGGCTGGTGACGGATCCGCGGGGGCGTTCTGCCCGCATCGGTGACGTGATTGCGTGGGACCGCATCAGCATGGGCGCGACGTTCTCCCCTCTGCTGCCCGGGATGAACCGGGTGAGCATCCAGCTCGCAAGCGCTGGTGAAGACGCCCGAGTGGACATGTCCTGGTACGTGCAGTGGAAGGCGGCGTGGTGACTGCTCAGTGGATGGTGGTGCCGCGCGCGGCGGACCTGAGCCGACGGTTCGACCCGGTGCGGTTCTGGTCGAAGCTGATCGTGATCGAGCGGCACAACGTAACGGGTGCGAAGGCTGGCGCGTGGTCGGTCACCGGCCTGAACCGGGGACTCGCTGGGCTGCTGACTGCCGGGAACGGCGTCATCCTGTTCCGCGATGGGGTGAAGATCATGTCCGGCGACATCGTGTCGATCGCTCGAGGGGCGACGGAGTCGACGGTGTCTGGCTGGTCCGATACTGCCTGCCTCGACGACCGGCTGATCGCCCCGAACCCGACGCAGCCGTGGTCGGCGCAGGCGAACGCCTACGACAACCGATCGGGGCCCGCAGAGACAGTCCTGCTCGGCTACATCAACGCGAACGCTGGCCCGGGCGCGCTGCCCGCGCGGCGTGTGGCCGGACTCCGAGTGCCGGTCTCCGCCGGTCGCGGGAAAACCACGACGGTGAAGGGCCGCTTCGACAAGCTCGGAACCATCGCGGCCGACGTAGCCGAGTCCGGTGGCCTCCACCACGACATCATCCAAGGCGAGGACGACCTCGGCCCGTTCCTGCAGACCACCGTCCGCCCGGTGGCCGACCGATCCCCGAACGTCCGGTTCGGCACCGCCGGTTCGTTCACCGGGGCAGTGGTCGGCAGGGACTGGTCCTACACGCTCGAACGCCCCACCGTCACCCGCGCTGTCGTCGCCGGCGGCGGCGAAGGCGCGGCACGGATCCTCGTAGAACGCTCCGACATCGCCGCGGAGGCGACCTGGGGGCGACGCACCGAACAGATCGTCGACCAGCGGCAGACCACCAGCTCCACGGAGCTCGCGCAGGCCGGCGACGACGCACTCGCCGACGGCGCGAACCCGGTCTCGGTGTCGTTCACTGTCACCGATCAGCCGGACGTCCGCTACCGGCGCGACTGGCAGGTCGGCGACCGAGTCGGAGTGAACATCGACGGCCTCGACTTCACCGACGTCGTCCGTGAGGTCACCACCACGGTGGGGAACCAGCAGGGGTCCCCGTCCGAGACGATCTCCGCCGTCGTCGGCTCACGGGACGCATCGAAGTGGACCACGAAAACGAACACCAAGGTCGCCAAGGCGCTGCGCGCGATCGACCGTCTGCAAGCGATCTAGGAGAGACACGAACATGGCTGAGACTTCATTCCCGATCGTCGACCAGGACCTGACAGACGGCGCGTGGGGGCAGACCGTCGGCTCGACTGCGAACGGCATCCTCGACGACTGGGGTGGCCCGTACGCAATCGTGGTGAACACCAACGACACCGTCACCATCAGGCGCTCGACCCGCTCAGGCGTGGCCCGCGCAGTGGTGAGCGGCTTCGGTCACCAGATCGACGCCGACGTCACCATGCCGGTTCCCGCGGTCACGTCCTCGACGAAGTACCACATCGGACTGCTCCACGACCCGGAGAACGAGACCCTGCCGGTGAAGCTCGTGCTCCTCAAGGGCAGCACGGTCCCGCTCGAACCCGGGCAGTCGTTCCTGCCGCTGCACATCTTCATCCGGCAGCAGGGACAGACGCTCGCCGCGTCCCAGCTGTACTCGCCGCGGCCGAGGGTGCAGCCGCGCCTGGTCGTGGGGGCCGCAGACGACCTGCAGCAGATGGACCCGACGGTGTTCCTGTACGGGACGGAAGTCCTCGCGATCGACCAGCGGCGCACGTTCCGCGCCGCGGGGTCCCTCACCTCGCCGCAGTGGGTGGGAGGTGCCCTGCAGGGGTACTGGCGTGGGCAGCGCGCCACCCAGATGGCGAACGCGAACCGTTCCGCGATCCTCGGCTTCACTGCCTCCTCGACCGACAACGACTCGTGGATGAGCATGGCCGACTCCGGTGTGTTCACCCTTGACCCGGGTATGTATCAGATCACGGCGACGATGGTGCTTCCGCAGAAGGCCACCGGGCGGTCGTTCGTCGAGATCGGCCCCACCGACGGTGGTGCCGAGCCCTTCGCCCGCGGCACGTTCGCGGCGGGAGAGGACCGAGAGTCGGTGACCTTCCCCACTCGAATCACCGCTCGCACTGGCTACCGCATCTACGGGTACCAGACGACCGGCAAGCAGGTCTCGCCGGTGTTCACCCTGAACATCGTCCGGATCGCCTGACCGCGCCGCAGTTTCTGTCAGCAGCCGTCCCACTGGGGCGGCTTTCTTCATGAGGGAGGCCAGATGGTCGCCAAGTACAGCGTCCGGAAGTCGTCGTACGGCGACCTCCGCGGCGTCGAGCAGTTTGTGATGTCCGCCCGGATCGCGCTGCAGGTGCTGTCCGTCATGGTCGACTTCAACGCCTGGCAGAAGTCCCGCGGCGCGGTCGGTGCGCTGTCGGTCAACGAGGGCATGCGCTCCCGCGACCGGCAGTCCTACCTGTGGGAGGTTCGGGCTGTCCTCGGGATCGTCGTCGCGCCGCCGTTCACCTCGCGCCACGACGAGGTCCGACACGGCAACGCACTCGACTTCGGCATCACGATGCCGGACGGGTCGAACCGGGCGCTCACGGACATCGAGTTCGCGAAGCTCCACGACCTCGTCGAAGCCCGCGGCGGCACGTGGACCGGCGTCAACTTCGGTGAGCCGTGGCACCACGAGATGGCGACCCGCACCGAGCGCCTCGCCCCGTACGTGGACGCCGCCACCCGGGCCGCCGCCACCGCAGCGGACCTCACCCCCAAGCCCCAGCAGCAGGCACCCACCGAACCCCTCAGGAGGATCCTCATGTCAGCAGCCGACACCCTCACCTACTTCCAGCGGAAGGATGACAAGACCGGCAAACCGCAGGACACGTACTTCGTCGCCGGCCCCGGGCTCTTCGTCGACATCGTCCGCGACGGCAAGAAGACCTGGCTCGTCGACCGCGCCGGCATCGACGCCCGCACCATCCGCACCGTCCTCAACCGGGAAGGCGTCAAGGCCGTCGTGCTCGACGCCCGCGACTTCGACGAACGCCGCGCGGTCTACGCATCGCTGGCCGAGGCAACACAGGGGAAGGCAGTCTGATGGGCGACCACGAGATCACCAAGCCGACGCGGTTCGACGTCGACGACATCTGGTACCGCCTGCAGCGGGTCCTCCGGACCGCGTTCACGACGATCCTGACGGTCCTCCCGATCGTCCCGCAGATCGTGCAGATCGTGCAGGGACAGTGGCCGGCCGCGACCGGGCTCACCGCTGTCGCCGTGCAGGCCGTCGCGATCAACGCGGCGCTCACCGCGATTATCGCGATCCCGACGGTGAACCGGTGGCTGACCGTCATCGGCCTCGGCTCGGTCCCGCGCGGCATCGCGAAGGAGACTGCGGCCGCGAAGTCGCAGGAGCTGCAGCCGGCGCGGTTCGAGCCGAGCGGCACCGACTACCGCGACGAGCAGGGCGACTGATCCGAGGAGGCCCGGATGCACCCCATCCGTCTGACCAAGCGGCTCTATGCCGTATCCATCTGGGGACCCGATGGTGTCGACGAAACCGACGACCGGGTGCGCTGGCTCCTCCGCGTCGGCCTGCCCGCGTTCGACCTGTTCGCGATCGCGTTCGGCATCTTCGGCTACCTGGGTGGCATCCCGGCGCTCCGTGACTCGTTCGGCGAGGGGTACGCGCAGTCGTTCGGACTCATGCTCTCGGCGACGGCGCTCGTCTGCCTCTGCGGCATCGCGTTCCCCGCGCTGCTGTGGCGGATCGAGTTCTGGGGGAAGTGCTTCCTCCTCGGGCTGCTGCTGCTCTACTCGGGCTCCGTGTTCCTCGCCGGAGCGGTCGGTGGCGACATCGGCCGCTCCGGCGTCGGCTGGGCGATTCTCGCAATGGCTGTCGTGCCGTCGTGGCGGGTCAGCGATATCGCTCGCGACCGGGAGGTGCACCAGTGGAAGTGATCGCCGCCGCGGCTACGGCCGCGTCTTCGCCGCTCGAGCCGTTCCTGCCGTACATCGCCCCGGTCGTCGTCGCGCTGATCGCCGGCGGCATCGCCATCTGGACGTCCCGCCGGTCGACCCGAGTTGAGGAAGCGAAGACACGCGCGCAGTCGCAGACGTCGCAGTTCGACCAAGCCATCGAACTCGACAAGTACACCCAGGCTCGCATCGACGCGGCCGTTGCGAAGGCGATCGAACCGTGGGTGAAGCGGGTCGAGCGCCTCGAGCGCGGCTACGCGCAGCTCGCCACGACGCTCCGGAGCGTCCGGCAGGCGTTCCGCGAGTACATCCGCGCCGTCCGTGCTCAGTGGGGCAGCGCGGTCGAGCCGCCCGCTGTCGACGCGCACATCCGCGAGCTCCTCGCCGAAGACGACCTCGATGGCACGTTCGACGAGCACGGTGTTGCACAGTTCCGCACCGACTTCCGCACCGACCAGACGCCCAGCTCCTGATCGTTCCAACTGACATTCGAAAGGTGGCCTCATGGCTACGGAGTACGCAACGCTTCTGGTGAAGCGCCGAGATGCAGATGCTTGGGCATCTGCTGCACTGCCGCTTGGATCTGGCGAGTGGGGCTACGACGAAACGAACCGCGTCACGAAGATCGGTGACGGCTTCACCCCGTGGGCGGACCTCCCGGAGCACCTGACCGCCGCTGGTGACGGGCAGCTGCCCGACTCGGTGCGTTCCGCGCTGGCTGCGAATCTCGCGGACCCGGACACGGTCGAGGGTGCTGCGGTTGCTGCAGCCGGCGCAGGGCTGCCGTTCGACGACGAGTCGGGCCTGTACCTCGACGCTTCGGCGAACCCGATCCCCTCGGTCGACGGCACGACGAAGCAGTTCCCCGACGAGGTGCGCGCAGCACAGGCCGCGAACCTCCGCGACCCGGCAACGCCCGAGGGTGATGCAGTGGCCGACATCGTTGGGGCCACTACCGCGGGAGGCGTCGGAACGGCGCTGGTCGACGCTGCCGCGGACCCGAACTCCGCGTTCAGCGTGGTGAACGGGGCAAGCATCGGCGCGTCCTCGACGACTCTGCTGACGAGCAAGATCGTGGACAGCATCCCGTCGAACGGCAGCGACACGAACACCTTCGCCGCGGTCTCCGGGCTGACGTTCTCGTTCGTCGCGCCACTGTCCGGAAAGGTCGTGGTCCGCATCTCCGCGGGATACGCGCTGCCTTCAGGGACGTCGTCGCTCGAGCTCAACCTTCGTCAGCAGTCCGGTCAGAACATGGCGAAGACAACTCGCCGCATGCGTCGAGTGACCGGTGCCGCCGCAGCCGGTGAGCAGAACCAGTACGTCTACACGATGCCCCTCAGCGGGCTCGTCGCGGGCCAGAAGTACGACCTGGTGCAGGGGTTCCGCAACGGCGATCCAGGCGGTGGATCCGTGTCCATCCTCGCGGACAGCAGCAGCATCTGGGGCCCGGCCACGATCGAGGTACTCGCGGTCCCGGCCGACCCGGTGAGTCCGACGGACCTGTACAACCGGTTCGACTCGGCTCATCTGTCTAAGTGGTCGGCAGGTCGATCCGCGGTCACTGCCGGTACCGCGGATGCGAAGGTGCTGGTCATCGGGGACTCAACAGCGTTCGGGTACCCGAAGGGTGGTCTGCAGCAGTCGTGGTCGCACAAGCTCGCGCAGAAGCTCGCCGCGCGTGGCCTCGCCGCACAAGACGGCGGGACCACCCCCGGGCTCGGCGCTGGCGACAACCCTCGTTGGGTGCCTACAGCTGGCTTCCCGAACCTCATCAACTACGGCTTCGGTGCCCAGGGGTGGCAGTACAACGGGTGGTCCGGTCCGCTGACCACCTACTTCGATCCGTTCATCACCGCGGACAGCTTCGACGTGTACTACGTCCGCGGCAGTGGTTCCACCAGCATCACGCTGCAGATCGACAACGAGACCGCCCAGACGTTCGACACCACCGGCTCCACCTCAATCGGGAAGCTCACCATCTCGAGCAGTGCGGCATCGACCTCGCACACGCTGAAGGTCAGCGCTGTCGGCAACGGGGCGGTCCTGTTCATCGAGCCGTGGCTGTCGACGAGCAAGCGCATCCGCGTCGCCAACGCGGGCGCGCCCTCGACGAACACGATCACGTGGGCCAGTGGCATCGGTATTTACAGCACCGCGATGATCCAGACGTACCAGCCCTCCGTCGTGGTATGCCTCCTCGGAGCTAACGACGCGATCGGGGGCATCGATGCGGCGACGGTCACGGCGAACCTCGGCGCTCTCGCGGCCGCTTCGGCAGCAGTGGGTGCGGACTTCATCAACCTGTCGTCGGTGCCGTGCCAGATCCCTGCCGAAGCTGCTCTGCAGAAGCAGTACGCGCTGCGCACCAGGTACGGCACGTCCCCGGCGTTCATCGACCTGAACGGCGATGCCGGATCTTGGGCGAACTGGAACCAGCTCGGCTACATGGGTGACCTCCGCCACCCCAACGAGGCGGGCATGGACCGCATCGCGCAGATCATCGACGCGGGTCTCGCTCTCGTCTGACAGAGACGGCCCCTCACGCTCCTCGCCGAGCGTGAGGGGCCGTTCTCTCGTTCGGGCTGGCGGCAAGCGCACTGCGGTACGCGGATACGCCCGAAGCTAGAACTGCCCCACTCGCCGCTAGGTGCTCTGTTCGGCCATACTGACCCCGTGCCGATAGACGACAAGCTGTCACGTCCGCGCGTTGATTTCGTCGATGGTCTTCGAGCGCTCGCTGCCCTGTACGTGCTCTTCCACCACTCGTGGGCAACGATCTACCCGCCTGCCGGTGATGCTCGGCCGGACGGGGCGGTGGCAGTGTTGACGGGGTGGCTGCTGTACGGACATCTCGGGGTCACCGTCTTCATCGTGCTCGCCGGCTACTCCCTGACGATCGCAGTCCTGCCCCGCGACGGTGAGCTTCGGGGAGGGTTCTTCGGCTTCATGTTCCGACGAGGACGACGGATCCTCCCTCCCTACTGGGCAGCACTGGCCCTGACACTGGCGCTGACCGTGCTGCTCATCCGCGACGAAACGGGAACGCAGTGGGACCTCGTGGTTCCGACGGACTGGCAAGGCGTCCTCGCCGACCTGTTCCTGGTGCAAGACCTCACGGGGACCCAGGACATCAGTTACACGTTCTGGTCGATCGCCGTCGAGTGGCACATCTACTTGATCTTCCCGCTCATCCTGCTGATCTGGCGGCTCTCAAACGTCTGGGTAGGCCTGACCGCTGGCATCCTCATCGGTGCGGCCGGGATCATCGCAGCGCGCTTCTTCGATCCCGTGAACGACCTGTGGCCGGCCTTCTACCTCGCCTTCGTGCTTGGCATGGCGGCGCGTGTGATGGGGAGTGGACCGTCGCCGGTGTGGCTCCGTCGGCTGCCCTGGGGAACCGTCGGTGGTGTGACCCTCGGTGCGTTGGGCGTGCTTCTGGCGCGGCACGACTACGCCTGGCTCGTCGCGCACATGAAGCCCGTGGACTTGCTTGCCGGGTTCGGCGTTGCGGCTGTGCTCACTTCGCTCACTCTCGGACGAGCAGGCTGGCTGAACCGCGCACTCTCGGTCCGCTGGCTGGTATTCGTCGGAGGCTTTTCCTACAGCCTCTACTTGGTTCACGCGCCCCTGCTACAGGTCGGGTGGAAGTACCTCATTGCCCCTCTCACCCGAAGCGACGGAACACAGGTGGTGTTGATGTTGCTCGTCGTCGCACCCCTCACCGTCGCGGTGGCATGGGGCTTCTACTGGATCTTCGAACGACCGTTCATGAGCGCCTGGCGTCAACGGATCTCCTCTGCGTCGAGCCAACGGACGGCTCTTCCGAGCGCTCCTTGATGCACGAACGACTAGCCCCCTCGGGCTCCTTCGGGAGCTCGAGGGGGTCTTTCTCGTTGAGGGAAGGATCTGACATGGGAGCGGACGCTAGCCTCGTGCAGTGGACAATATTCCCGACCTGCTCAGCACGATCGTCATCCCAGCCACGATCGCCTTAGTCGGGTGGGGGTTCACGTACTCGGAGCGTCGTAACGCGACCCGCCTTGTATCCGAGATCAAGACAACCGCAGAAGCGATAGCGGCTCTTGGCACGGGAGAGAGCAGCGCGGAAAGGGCGTTGCGAGACCGACTACACCTGAGCGTCGCCGCCCTTCACCGGCGGAATGACCCCTCTCGCAAGACTCGCATAGCTCGCAGATCGGCGAGCGTGCTCGTGGCGCTAGCCGTCTCGCTCTTCTTCCTCAACGACGTCGTCGCCGCGATTCGGGGCTATGTCGACGACTACGCCCTACGTGCCGCCCTCTGGGCCGCGCTGATACTCCCCTTGACACGTCTGCTCTACTTGCTTTGGGGGCGACAGTCGGAGCAGGGCTTGAGGCGGACAGGCTCCGAAAGCGGCCGCTCGTCCGCTGAGTAGCCTCCGGGAGATACCGCCTTCACTCCAAGGTACGCACTGCATCCCGCCACACCCAAGCGCAGTCCGCCCCTTGCCCGAAGCCCCACTCGACGAGCACCGCGCGCTCCGTGTAAGCAATGACACGGGCCTCGACCTCGAGGATCCGGTCAGGGAACTGCAGCCAAGCGAGGACGGGGTCGGGCGGCACCACGTCGCAGTCGGGCCCGCCCCTTGCGGCCTCAGGCAACGAGAACGCTGGACCGAGTGCCCATCGATCCCGTCGTCGGCGCGCCATCAGTCTCGTCGTGGTGTCAGCGTGCGTCGGCTCACGGTCGAGCGGGGCACCCACGCACGCTGAAGCCGTCCCTGCCAAGCGATCTCCGCATACACGGCGACGTCGGACTGGGCGACGGCGAATGCCTTGACCCTTCCGAGTTCGCCGATCTGGTCAAAGACCAAGCGGTCGATCCACACGGGTGCCGGGGCATCGAGCGCAGCGGGCTCACCAATCTCGTCGAGCGGCAACGACTCGGCAGCGTAGACGGGAACGTCCTGATGCTCGGGTGGTGCCCACTTGTGCTCGGCCATGCAGTGATGCTGCCGCCACCCGCCGACATCAGGCGATGGGGTACGCCGACAGCATCTGTCGCACTACTGGCGCACTTCCCGCAGATTCTGCGACTGCCAGCCTTCTGGGATCGAGGTTAGGTATGCCTGCAGCGCTGCGTCGTAGTTCGCACCGGTCGCCTCATGCGGCTTCGTCGTGGTTGACCGGGCCCGGGCCTTGATGGTGGTCTCCCCCGTCGCCTTGCTCGTGACCGTGTTCGCCTGCTGCAGCTCGAACCCCTCGAGGTTCAGCCCGGCGATCGCGGCCTGCCGTGCCTCGCTGATGTTGTCGCCGCTGCCTTCGGACTCCTGCGTTTCGGTTGACCGGAGAGTGCCTACTACTTTCGTCACCCGCCCAGTATCGCGCTACGCCGCTTACTCGGCTGGCGAGGCATCAATCAAGTCGGACGGCCTTCAGAGCTCCGCCACTGCCCGTGCGGTGTCGATCGCAGTTGCCCAGTCGAGGTTCGCGTCGGTAGCTGCAGCGTGGAACTTGACGCGGCCACGGACTGCCGTTTCCGTGTTCGTGAACAGTCTGTTGTCCAGTCCCGCAATCAGCGTGGCAACGACGTCCTGGAGGCTCCGGTAGGCATCCACCTCCTGCGCTTCGAGTGCGGCTGCGAGCTTGCCTGCCGCCGAGGCGGCAGACTTGCGGGCTTCTGGCGTGGACTGATCGGCGTGTCCGACAACCCACGTGTGGAGCGCGGCCATGAGCACCGCGGCTTCGTCATGGGCCGGGCCTGAAAGCGCCGCGATCCGTGTGTATCGATTCGCCGCCATCTCGACGAGACCTTCGGACTCGAGCCGGGCGATCGCTTCACGCACGGGGGTGCGAGAGACACCAAGCCAGCTCGTCAGTTCCTCATCGTTGAGACGTTCGCCGGCCTCGAGCGTCCCGTTCTCGATGGCGGTGAGCATCTGTTCGTAGACGACATCGCGGAGGAGCCGACGGGGGCCCTGGCTGGTCGGCGACTTCGGTACAGGCAT